GAATACGGTTGGTTGCAGCCGATTGTTGTCCAGAAGAAGACCAACATGATTATTGATGGCCATTATCGGTGGGAGATCGCCGGTTCGTCCAAAACTTTGCGTTCGAAGAACAGGGGCATGGTTCCCGTGATTTTCGAGGATTGCGGTGACCTGGAGGCGATGGTGATGCATCTGCGTCTGAATCGTTCGAAGGGGGCGACGGTTGCGAAAAGGATGTCGCGCATTTTCCGTGACGTGATTCGATCTGGCCGATATAGCGAGTCTGATATGAAGCATGTTTTAGCCATGAAGAACGATGAAATCGATCTGATGATTGATGGAACGTTGATTAAAAATCGAAAGATTGCCGAGCACAAATATTCAAAAGCCTGGGTTCCGGTGGAGGCTCCAGCATCTATAACGGAAACCGCCGCCACCATTGAGCGACCCCCCAATCCTGATAGGTAGTGGTATTCTTGACTGGTCGGACGGAGAGGTTATGCCCACCCCAAACAATCTTCCTGATGAGGAACTGGAACCAGACGAGCGCGACGGTCGGCGACCTTCTTGGTGGCGACGGGCGCTGGCTCGCCTGCTTCGAGCCTTGGCGCGTGGTTCGCGTGGCGTTTCGCGACGCCTTCGTGGCCGTCAGGGCGGCAACCAGTAATTACGCATTTTTGCTAAGGTCCTGTCCGTGCTGACATGGAAGGGCCTAGTTAATGCCACGCGTTATTAAAATTGGTTTTGCGTCTACTGACTGGTCGAAGTCTTTGGTGACCCCTGATGGGCCTGTGCCTGGTGGGTCTAATTGGGTGCGTATCCAGCAGAGCCGAAAGCATTTGAAATATCAGTCTGTCACTGGTCTTCTTGTTAATCATAAGCAAAAAGGCTTTGGCATAATTGACTGGTTTGGAAAAACCCACTACGATTGCAGCATTATCGTTCTTCAACGTCTTATGTTTGGGGCGTTGGCCGAGCAATTGGCGGAAAGAAAGCCGTCCGGTCCGGTGATTCTCAACGACATCGACGACTGGTATTGGGGACTCCACGAAGAAAATCACGCCTACAAACTGACCCATCCCGATTACAACAAAGAAGAAAACATCGACCACTACCGTTCGATTGTTGAACTAGGTGATGGGGTCGTTGCGTCCACTCCTTTCCTTGAAGAAAAAATGAGGATTGACTTCGGATGCAAGAATGTTTTCCGAGTTGAAAACTGTGTCACGGTTAGCGACTTCGCGACCAGGTATTACAGGAATAAAAAGACTGTCGTCGGCTGGGTTGGTTCAACGTCTCACAGGTCAGGCGACTTGGACATCTTGAAGGGTGTCCTTGATAACCGAAAGTTCCGAGTTCATCATTCCGGACACATTGACAGTGCAGCGTGGTTTGCGGACAAGGTTGGCCTGCCGCGCGACAAGGTCACAAAAATGGTGATGCATCATCCGCAGCAGTACGCCAAACTTTCATTTCAGTTTGATATTGGCGTAGCGCCCCTTAATGACATTCCTTTTAATTGGGCTAAGTCATGGATTAAGGGAATTGAGTATGCTGCTGCTGGGGTTGCTTTTGTTGCTTCGGACGTGGGCGAATATCGTCGCTTACACGACCTCTATGGAGTTGGTCGTCTCGCCACGACCCCGGCTGAATGGACAGCCGCCCTGGAAGAATTATGCGATCCGGGCATTCGCCTGGCGGAAGCGAAGCGACAGCGAGAAATCGTCCAGGAAAATCTAAACGTTCAAAATATGGCTGCTGCCTGGGAGAATGTCTTCAAAAAATATCTGTAGAACAGTTGTTTTTGCGGTCAATACTGAATACTATGTTGACATGAAAAATATGAATGATTTGGCGTTCGAAGAAACTGAATGGTTCGAAGGAACGTCTGAATACCTGGATGATTACAAGCCCTATGCCATTGGAGCCTTAGTCGGGCAGGCCGTCGGCGACGCTCTTGGAGCGCCATACGAGTTTGGCCCTGCATGGCGATATAGCAACGATTTCCCGTCACCTGTTTTGGGTGGGGCGGGAGAAATGACCGGCGGCGGTTCATTCGGTTGGAAACCTGCCGAGTTCACCGACGACACGCAGATGGCATTGTGTATTGCCGAATCGCTAATCGCTAACGACCTCACTTACAACCCGAACGACATTTTTGAGCGTTTCGTTCATTGGTCCAAAACTGCTCGCGACGTAGGCACGACAACTGCCGCCACTCTATACAGCGGGCATAATTTCAAAGACGCCGCCGCTCTTGCGCACGCCAAGCGTGGGTACAGCGCTGGTAATGGCTCCGTAATGCGAGTGTCCCCTGTCGGTATTTGGGGTTCACGGAAGTCACGCCAGGAAACGTTCGATACCGCTTTTGAGCAGGCACGCCTAACGCACTTTGATCCCAAGGGGGCGGTTTGCGCTGGCATTGCTGCGGTAATGATTAGAAGCGCAATTACCGGTACAGCAGTTTCAGTTGATGGCATGATTGAAGAAGCAATTGATGCGGTGCCGATTGAATACGCAATTTTTGCCGAGCAGGTTCTCTGCACGTATTCCCCCGATTCTTCGATATCCGAGTTTGGCAAGGTGTCAAACGGAACGGCGTGGGTCTGTTTGGCTCAGGCGGTTTGGTGCCTCAAGGAGGCGGAAAAGCACGAAGATCGTCCGGATGGCCGATTTTCTTACACGGTCACCAGGGCTATTGACCTTGGTGGCGACACCGATACGGTGGCTTGTGTCGCTGGTGCTTTGGCGGGTTCGCTGTATGGGGTCCAGGCCATTCCTTCACGTTGGACGACATATTTGAATGGTTCCGTTGCGTCATTGTTTGACAGGACGGGAAAGACATCAAGTGGAGTGGTCCAGTATTCGTATAGCGACCTTGTTGATGTTGCTCGAAAGTTGCTGGGTTTTGGCGCTGTTCCTAGAACCAAGGATGAACCGGTTGCCGAACCGAAGATCGTGGACCCTGTTGGGGTTTATGCTTCGAATCTTGGTGGTGCTGCCACGGTGTCTTCTGATACGGCGGTTTTGTCGCTGTGTCGAACGTTTGGGGAGGTTGATCATGTGCCGGTCCGACGAAGTGTTTATTTGATCGATAACACTTTTGATAATCATTCTCTCAATTCGGCGGTCGTCGACTGTGTCAACACAATTAACGCCTGGTTGGAGGAGGGTCGGAACGTTTTGGTTCATTGCCATGCTGGCCGAAGCCGTACTGGTTTCATTTTGAAGGCTTGGCATATGGCGCGATATGGGTCGACCCACAAGGAGGCCCATAACTGGCTTGCGTCGAAGTGGTCTCTTTATGACCCGGAAGGCAATGCGGTTTTCACAAGGTTTTTAGACACCTTCTAAGAACCAGGTATTTAAAGTTGTAAGATAGGGGGAGCCAAAATGGCTCTCCCTATCTTTTTGAGGACGACGATATGCTGGTGTCGGTTCAGGACCTTGAGCGGTACATGGACATTAAGTTCAGTAATCGCCAACTTTATGCTGCAGAGTTCGTGCTGGAGGGTCTTCAAAGCGAACTGGAAGCATATTTGCGTCGACCCGTCGAAACCCAGACGTTTACCGAAGTTTACAAAGTAGAATCAAATAATGTAGGAATTCCCAATTCGTCGTTCTTCTACGACTATTCGTTGGACACCACGGGTAACGTCCTTTCTTTCCTTCAGCCTCCCTACACCGTTTATCTGCGCAATTCGCCTGTCCATAGCGTTTCGTCTATGACGGTCACTGGACCCGTTCCGGATGGGGCACCCGTGAGCCTGACCGAGGGTACCGACTTCGTTGTACGTCGATATGGGGTTGACGTATATAGAACTTTCGCCAACGACACAATCAACATTACCTACTCTGCCGGGTTGGACGGTCCTGCAATCAAAATGATGAAACTCGCTATTTTGCGCGCGTCTTCGCGCGAGATGCAGAACATGCACGACGACGTGGTTGGAATCAAGGATCTTGAAACCCGAAATACTGCTCCCGCGACAACTGGATTTACCCCAGAGGAAATCGCTTCCTTTAGACGGTGGCGAAGGGTTCGGGTGTCCTGATGGCGAAATCTTTGCGCATCGAAATTGACTGCGACGCCAAGAAAACGCTTGCCCGCCTGGAAGCAATGTCAACGCGGTCGAAAAATTTCACTCCCGTTTTCAATGAGGCCCGCCAGATGCTGGAGCGTGCCAATACGGAGAACTTCACGACTGGTGGACTTCCCGTCGGCGGGTGGAAGCCACGCAAGGGAACCTATGCTTGGCCGCCGCTGATTAAATCTGGAAAACTTTTCAACAGTTTGGCAAATCTACGTGGAAACCCGAACGTGGTGACGCCACTTTTCGCCGAGTTCGGCACCAAGGTCGAATACGCAAAATTCCATCAGTATGGAACTTCCAAGATGCCAGCCAGAAAAATCGTTTTTGACCCACCGGGATTTTCTCGTGAACTTAGCGAGAAGGCGGCGCGGTTTGTGACTAGGGGCAGAATGTCATGACCATGCAGGGTTCCTACAAGGCGAAAGGTTTCGTCAACAACTACTTGGAGACGGATCTTCCGAAGCGCCTTTTGCGTTATCGCAACGAATGGAATTTGGACGACGAAAACTTGCCAGAGCCTGTGAAGTACCTGGTATATGAGCCAATCGCTTTGGATCATTGGCCAACGCTTATCACCGTGGCGATTTCGATGACCGGTCTAGAGCGGGATGACTACACCAGCGTTTTAGACCCGATGTACTTTGTCAACTACGCCATGCGGACTTATGTCTGGGTGAAGGACGACGATTCAGAGCAGTGTACGGCGAAAAGGGATCGGCTGGTCACCGTGGTCCGTTCTTCGCTTTTGGATTCGCCAAGCCTGAACCTTTGTGGTGCGGCAGACAATTTGGATGTTTCTATTGATGAGGGAACGATCCGCGAGGAATATTCGGATCTGACCTTGATCAAAGGTGAAAGAGTTTTGGCTGGTGCGTACCTTTCGTACAACCTTCGAATCAACGAGGTTGTGCGTGTTGACACTATTGGCGAGATTGCGGAAATCGAGACTCAAGCCAACCCTCTTGCCCCACTGTTACGAGATCTATAGCCGAAGTTCCACTACAGCCAGATGAAATAAGCGAAAATAGGACATACGAGATCATTAGTTCAATAGAACACCACATTGGTTAGGTACAATCTAGGAAGTCTCAGGAAAAGCATTCTGAGAGCGGAGGATTCACATGCCCGGCATCGTAGTAAATACTTCGGTTCGAACTGGACCCACAACGGCCAACCAGGCCCCTACAGCAACATTCTTCGTTGCGGGCATGACTGAGCGTGGACCGGCAACAACCGCCAAAATGGTGACCAGCATCGCCGATTACGAGAGCATTTTTGGTGATTATGTCTCGTACGGTCAGGTTCACCAGCAGGTTCAGACCTTCTTCGAAGAAGGTGGAGCGCAGGTTTACGTTTCGCGAGTCGTTGGAGCGTCAGCGACTGCTGGAACCCTGGAACTCCAGGACAGCAACGGCGATCCGTCGATCACGCTGAATGCGGTCGGCGCTGGTGCCTGGTCGGCGAATCTTGACGCCGCCGTGGAAGATTCTGGGACCGGTTTCCGCATTAAGTTCTTCCTCAACGATGAACTGGTGTACAACACGGGCGAAGTTGCTACAGCCGCTGCAGCAGTGACCCGGATCAACGCTTCGCAGGTTGCCGCCAAGTATGCGACCGCTGTAGACGAAGAAAACCTTCGCCCAGTAGCGGTTGCGGCGACCGCATTCTCCGCAGGAAACGACGACCGTTCCAGCGTGTCAACCGCTTCCTATATTGACGCACTTCAGGCGTTCGGCGAAGAACTTGGCGCTGGATGTGTGGCAATTCCAGGTCAGAACGGCACCAATGTGTGGACCGCACTTCTGGACCATGCTGCGGCCAATGCTCGAATTGCGCTTTTGGCAACCACCGAGACGGCCAGCGTTTCGGACGCTGCCGCCGAGGCGCAAGCCCTGTCGAGCGAAGGAAACCTTGAGTTCGGCGCGATGTTCTACCCATGGGTGAAGATCACAACCGAGGCTGGAACGTCCCTCTCGCTGTCGCCAGAAGGCTATGTCGCTGCGAAGCGTTCAGTTACGCACAACTCGGTTGGGCCGTGGAATGCTTACGCTGGCAAGATCAGCGAATCCAACTTCCTCAGTGGAGTGGTGACTTCGGTTGATCGCACAAACGGCGACATTCTGGACGAGGCGCGAGTCAATGCGCTACGCCTGTTCAGCGGCAAGGTTCGCGTGTACGGTGCCCGGTCGCTTTCTGGCGACGAGGACAACTATCGCTTCCTGACTGCCCGTGAAATGTTGAACCACGTGGTGGATCGGTCGAAGTTCGTGCTTGAAGACCTGGTCTTCTCGCCGATTGACGGACGTTCCTCACTGTTTTCCAAGGTTGAGGCCCGCTTGAAGGCCATGTTGGAGCCGATCCGGATTGCTGGCGGCTTCTACGAGGCTTTCGATTCGACCGGGAAGCGCATTGACTACGGGTATTCGGTTCAGGTGAATGAGTCGATTAACCCGCTTACACAGTTGGCTGGAGGGCTTGTTAAGGCCAAGGTGGGCATTCGTGTGTCCAGCGTTGGCGACCAGATCCAGGTCGACGTTGTCAAGTCCAACCTGACTGCATCAGTTGTCTGATAAGGAGTAAGTAATGGCGAAACTAGCACAGCGTCAAATTGTCGCTTCGATCACCCCGTCGCCTTCGGGCAACACGGAGACTCCTCCTGGGGTTGGAGACGACAGCGGCAATGTCTACTTTGCGCAGGTCAGTGGTGGTGAAATCACTGCGTCGGTTGAAAAGATCTATGTGGGCGGCAAGTTGTTCCCCGAGGTTCTTTGCGCTCCTTCGGAAATTGGTGACATTACGATCACCCGCCACTATGACAAGGATGTTGATTCAAACTTCCTTCGTCAGATTCGGCAGATGATCGGTCGCGCCTACTATGACGTCGAAGTCAACGAGTTCAACTGCGATATCAAGAACCCGCAGGCAACCCGGAACTATCCGATGTGCTTGCTGGTGGGCTTGACGGAACCTGAGGGTGATGCAGCGTCGGGCGCACCGGCCACCTACTCGCTGACATTCAGCGTGTCAACAATTACTCCGTAATTCGGGGGCTTAGCCACAATGGAAAGGGAGGTGCCGCTGGCACCTCCTTTTTCATGCTAATGTGCCGGTTATGGCAGATGACCTTTACACGCTTGACGGAGAAACCCCCAGCAAAAAGGCTGTTTCTTCCGACAAAACTTCCAATACAGCACCTTCGGTTTTGGACCAACTGAAGTCGTCGCTAAGCAAGAAAGTTGAACGCCCAAAGGTGTTCATTGAGGTTCCCGAGCGTCCTGGGATCACTGTTGAAGTGTCTCCGAACATCACCCAGCATCAGTTGCGGGCTTGGCGGAAGAACGCTGGCGAAGACACGAAGCACGGGATGGATGCCACGAAGTTTGCGTGTGCCGTTGTGGCTCATACAACAACTGGTATCTATGTCAACGGTGAGCAGGCTTTCAGCGAGGATGGTGCCGCGTTGACTTTTGGTTCCGACGCCATTTTGGAAATGACTGGAACTACACGACCCACTCCGGACTGCGTTCGCGCGTTTTTTGGTATTGATCCACACGTAGAGGCTGCCGCTTTGGCGATCCTGGAGGCTGCGGGGTATTCAGACACCGTTGAGACGGTGGACCCTACGAAGACGTCCTAGACGAACTTGTCCAGGACGGGCGTATCCAGACAGCCGCACGGTTAGCCGAATTATGGGGTACTGACCCCATTAGGTTGCTTGATTGTAGCGATGAAGAATGGCTGATCAGGTATGCCTGTGCTAAAGTTATTGAAAGGGATCGGGCTGAGCAGGAGAAAAAATCGGCCCAAAAATAAGTAGTCCCCGTTCGGTAACTTTTGCCTTGGAGTCCGTGAATGGCAGACAATGAGAATGTCACTATCCGGATCAGGGTAAGGGCTGATACCAAGGAAATTGACAAAGTTCAGGCCAGGCTGGCTGCGCTTTGCAAGCAGGCCGACGAGTGTGGCGATAAATTCAAAGAACTTGGTAATCGGTTTGACGACAATGATAAGTCGTTGAATAAGACCGCAAAGTCATACAACAAGAATACACGCCAGTTAAATCTATTATCAAAGTCTGGCCGTATTGCCGCCAATGTTTTCGGCA